CGCGGTTTGCGACGCCGACACCGCGTCCATCGCCGTGGAGGACGCCGACACCGCGTCCATCGCTGTCTGGGACGCCGACACCGCGTCCATCGCGGCCACGGACTCACTCATCGACACAGCAGAGGGCTGGCCGCGGACGACGGGCCGAATGTCCGACGCGGTCGCGGCGATGTCCGACAGCTCTGCATCGAGTTGCGACTGTGTGATGTCGTACTCACTCCGCGCAGGGAGGTCGTCGACGTTCGGGAGCGCGTTGTTAAGTGCCAATTCGACCATTTCGCGGCGGCTTATCTCGCCGCCGAGTGGTTTCAGTACCATTATGTTCCGTCCTCGACAAAGAGTTGCTGTTCGTCAGCCACGTAGACGATCGTGCCTTCAGAGAGGTCGCCGACATCGCTGAGTGTCTGGTAGACCGGGGACTCAAGCCCCTCACCGGCTGCGACGACGTCGGCGTCAAGTGCCGGGCCGATCTGTCTCCGATCGGTCGTCGCTGTGACGCCCGAGCCATCAGTCGTGACGTCCCAGACAGGCGTCACAGGATACCGCTCGGAGACGTTCTGTGCGATGTCGACGATCGTCGCGTCGGCCTGGTCGCGATTCGAGTGGATCTGGGGGTCGTAGATGACGTCCGGCGTCCAGCCGACGACGACGGTCATGTCGGCGTTTGTCGGCAGCGTCAGCGACGTCGCCTGGTCGCGCACACACCACCCACCGACGAACGCCTCGCCGGCGGCCAGGGTGATGTCAAGCGACGACGCCGAGCTCGAGGTCAGGTCGAACCCTCCGAGCGCCGTCGCGTCGATTTCACTGCGCCGCTCTGCGGCTGCGGTCGGCTGACTGCCGGGGACGATCCATCCATCAGAGAACTGCCCAAATATCTGCGATAGCTCGTCGTTGCGGACGACGGAGTCGATCGCGCCGGGTTGGACGCGGTCAGTCATCTCATGCGTCCTCCTGTGTGATCTCGATGTCGATCGTCACAGTCTCGTTCTCAGACTTCGGCGAGAGAAGCCCGCCGGGGTCATCGATGAGGAAGCGATTGATCGGCAGGTCTGAGCCATCACCCTGCTCGGCGATGAGCGCGGCCTCCTCGTACGTGCTGCCGTTGGCCTCTGTCGAGTCGAGGAATATCGACGCGGTGAATGTCTGCCCGTCCGTGAACGTGTCCGTCGGTGTCGTCCGGAACAGCTCGTTCCCGAGCGCATCGCCGGCCGTGACGTCAGCTGTCGGCTGCGTCGAGTCACCGAGCGCGAGCGCGTCGACAGTGAGGTCGGCCTGGACGCCATTAAGACCGGCGACGATCGCCTCGTGATAACTGGCGCGTGTTGCGTTGTGCGTCTCGTACGTACGCTTCGGCTCGGCTGCTGCCGCCGCTGAAGCTTTCGGTGCGTCAGCCGCGTCGTAGACGCTGATGGTGATGTTATCGATGCCTCGTGCTTCGCTGTTGTCGTGGCTCATTATTGGTAAGTGCTGGTGAGGTAGCCGCTGCTGGTGCTGTTATACGCTGCCGGTTCGACCGGACCGCCACTGAGCGCGAGTGCGCCAGTCGCGCGTCCGCGCTCCGCAGCGGGGATGTCGCCGTCGCGAACAGCAAGTGCGTCGTCAGCTCCGGCCACGTCGCTCGGTGTGATGTCACCCGGCCTGAGCGCGGCCGTGTCTGTCGCTGTCGCCTGCTCGGCCGTCTGCAGCCGGAGGATGTCGACATCCTCGTACGTACTCGTGTTGTAGCCGATGCTGTTGTACGCGCCGAGGTCGACCATCGCCCGCTGCAGTCGGAGATCCTCCTGAACGTCCCCGGCGGTCGCGAGGTCGGCGTGGAGAACGTTCTGATCAACCAGTTTCGTCTGCGCATCCGCGCCGGTCGCGAGGTCGGCGTGGAGAACGTTCTGATCAACCAGTTTCGTCTGCGCATCCGCCCCGGTCGCGAGGTCGAGATGTGTGACGTCCGGCCCGATGCGCGTCCGCTCGGACGCCCTCGCACGCTCTGAGACCTGGAACAGAAGCCGTGGTTCGCCCTCTTCGTTTTGCGCAGATTTGAGCCGCTCGACATCCTGCTGCAGTTGTTTCAAACGGCGGACCGCGTCTGTGAGTGGGTCGCTCATAGCGTGACAGTGTCGACGAGTGTCAGTTCCGTCTCGAGCTGTGTTCCTTCAAAGCGTGTCGCACGCTCAGTGACCACATACGTGCCGGAGACGTCGTCAAACGGCAAATCCGAAATGCGCACTACCTCCGCCGGACGGAGGCGATGCGCTCGGGGAGTCGCCGCGGCCGCGGTGATGCGTCGTTGTGGCTGTGTCCGATGGCGGAGCACAGCCTGCGCAGCATCCTGGACCGCTTGCTCAGTCGATAGCTGCTCGTCTCGGCGTCGCAGGTCTCGACGCCGGAACTGTTTGCTTGAGCCGCCACTCTCCGCACGCGCCAGCAGCGGGAACGGGAACAGCGCGCGAAACGTCACGTTTCCGGAGCCGTCGGTGCCGATGTCATGGCCCGTCTCTCCCGCGCCCTCGACGATGACGAACGGGTTCTCCGCCGGCGCGAGGTCGTGGTCAGGCAACTGAAAGCTCGTGAAGCCAGAGTCAGCGAGGAACACAGGCGCGAGTTCGCGCCGCGCGACGTCGCTCTCGCGGTCGTCTGGGTTGACGGCCGACCCGTCACGCGCCGCCTGCAGCCGCACGACGAGGCCGTTCTCGGCTGCCGCATCGGGCACGGTGTAGAGTTCTACGGCCGCGATCTCGGACTTCCGCGAGGCGACCTGGAAGACTTCCCGCGTGCCGTCATCGACGCGCGTCGTCGCCGACTGGACCGGCTGCTCATCGTCGAGCGCGACGTCCGTTCCGCCATCGATGCGGACGCGGTTGACGAGTTCGTCGTCGACGCGCTCGACTGAGACGGGCGCGTAGAGATCCTCAAGCCGCAGGCCGTGTTTCACGTCGACGCTATCGAGCGCCCGAAAGACGAGGTCGGTGCCGTCCTGGGCGATGACCGCGTCGCCCGCGGGCGCGAGGTCCTGCGACAGGACGTCCAGCGTCTTCCGGCCGCTGATCGAGATGGTCACGTCGCGGCCGACCGTCTCGATCTGCGATCGGCCCACCTCGGGCGCTTCCGCGCCGACGAGGCTGTCGACGACGGCCCCGACGTCCGCGCTCTCGAAGCCGCCGTCGGCGACGCGAAACGACAACGTCGTGAAGACGAAGTCGGTCGCCTCGATGGCGAGCTCGCGGATGCCGCCGCCAGCGGTCAGCTCATCCGTCACGTCGCGCGCGATGGCCGTCCACCGGCGCTGCAGTGTGCTCTCGCCGGCGAGCTGGACGAAGAACTCGAGGCGGTCACCCGACGTGATGCGCTCGTCGCCGAGCGGCGCGTCCGTCGCCTCGATCGTGATGGAGCCGGAGTCGATGGCATCCTGTGCCGTCTCCGTGATTTCCACGCCCACGAGCGCGTCGCTGACGACGGCGAACGGGTCGCTCGCGCCGGGCGCGAACGCCCGAAGCTCGGCGTCGAGAAGTTGTCTCACCATCAGATATCGAACCGCTTGAGTTCGCGTTTCAGTGCGCGACCCGCTGCTCGGCCTTCGGCGCGACCGGAGGCGTTGACCGTCAGCTGGCCGATCGTCACGCCGCCGCCGCCCTCGATCGGAGCCGGGCCGCGGTCGGAGATCTGCGCCTCCGGCACGACCCGCTCGCCCTCGTGAATCGTCGCTCGACCGGTCGACTCGACAAAGCCACCGGTGGCCGCGATTGTGCCTCCGCCTGCCCCACCACCCGCGCCGGCGTCGCCCTCATCCGGAGCAGGCTCATCATCAGGCTCATCGAGCACATCATCGGGCGACTTCCCACGCCCGCCGTCGACGCCCGTGTCGCCGCCTGACTCGTTCCGGTCGTCCGGATCGCCGGGGTTGTCGCCATCATCATCGTCGTCGTCCGGAGGCTGCGGCTGCGGCTGTGGCTCCGGTTCGACCAGGTCTTTCGCCCGGTCGAGCAGTGAGTCGAAGCTCGGCACGTCGACGTTGATGTTGACGCCCGAGAGCTCGTTCAGTGAGTCGATAAGCGAGCGCACGCCGCCGGCGACCTCGTCGAGTGCGTTCTCGAAGCTGCCGAACGAGAGCCGGTCGAACGCATCTCCGATCGCGCTGACGGCCGCGTTGAACGCATCGCGGAAGGCCTGCTCGATGTCAACGCCGAACGTCTCCTCGATGAAGCCGACGAGCCTGCGCAGGCCGCCCTTGACGTCGCTCACAATCCCACTGACGATGCCGCCGTCGCCGAACAGGCGGTCGGCGACCGCCTCGAACGCGTCCGAAAGCGGGAACAAGTCCCAGACGCCGGCGATCCACGAGCGGAGGCGGTTGAGCGCGCTCTGGACGTCACGGCGCAGCGTCGGGATGATGCCGGCCGACTCCTGCCCGCCCATCACGGTCGATGCGACCGCCTCGAACGTGTCGCTCAGTGGGTAGAGGTTCCACACGCCCGAGAGCCACGTCCGGAGCCCGTTGAGTGTCGACTCGACGCCCGAGCGGAGGCGCGAGACGACGCGGACGACGCGGCGGCGTGCGCTCTCGAACGCGCCCTCGACGCTGTTCCGCAGTCGCGTCACCGTCTGACTGGCGTTTCGCCGGAGTGTGCTGATGCGCCGCTCGACGCCAGAGCGCAGCCGACTGATGGTCGCTTTCGCGTCGCGGGTGAGCCCCGCCAGCGCGCTCGAGACGTCGCCGCGGAGCGTCCCCGAGCCCGAGCCGGTGAGATACGTCCACGCGTCGCGGATCTGGCTGACTGCGCCGGAGAAGGCCTGCTGGATGCTGTCGATGTCGCCCGCCAGTCGTTTTTCCGAGCGCTCGCTGGCCGCGACCCAGTCAGCATACTTGTCTGACAGGAAGCCGATGAGGTCGATGAGCTTCTCGAGGGCGGTCGCGAGCGGCGGCACGGCGACTTCTGCGATGTCGAGCACCGAGTCGCCGAAGGCTCCGAGGCCGCGGGTGATCTCCGGGAGGTTATCGATCAGCGCGTCGATCACCGGCACGAGCTCCTCGCCGAGGTCGACGACGCGCGGGACGAGCGGCCCGAGCTCGTCGTTCATCGTCTCGAATATCTCGGCCGCCTCGCCGCTGCCGATGAAGTCGTTGATGCGGTCAACGAGGTCGCGGAAACCGTCGATCAGCCCCTCAACCCCAGGGGCCACGCCCTCGATGATGGCCGTGCCGAGCTCCGTTAGCTCGGGGATGAGGTCACCTGCGGCGTCAGCGATGGCGAGCAGGTCGTCACCGACCACCTCCGTCACGTCGACCATCGCCTCGAACGCGCCGGCGGCGTCATCTTCCAGCGCGCCGACGAGGTCCTCGAGGAACGGTAGCGCCCGCCGGCCGAGGTCGACGAACGCCTCCACGACCGCCGGGATGGCGTCCATCGCCAGCTCGCCGAAGTCGGCGAGCGTCGACGCGAACTCGTCGAGTGGGCCGAGTGCCTCGATGATGTCCTCGGCGAGCGTCGGGATCGCGTCCACAGCGCTCTCGATGAGCGGCACGAACGACTCAACGACGAGCGGCGCGATCTCAGCTTTCAGGTCGGCCGCCGTCTGCGCGAGCGCCTCGGTCGCCGTGGAGGCGTCCTCCATCGTCTCGGCCTGCTGTTTTCCGAACGCGAGCAGTCCGGAGCCGACGACCGCGCCGAACGCCGTCGCCAGCCCGCCGGCCGCGGCAGCAGCCGTGCCGAGCGTCGCGACGAGTGGAGCCGCCACGGCCGAGAGTCCGACGAGCGCCGCCGTGACGGTGCCCGTTGAGACAGCGAGTGCCGTCAGCGACCCGGTCGCGCCTGTCGTCGCCGAGGTGAGCCCGGAGACGGAGAGCGCCGATGCGCCGGCTGTGGCCGCGAGCGCGGACAGGCGCGTCGTCGAGTCGGTCGCCTCATCGTTCATCTCCTCGAGGCTGTCCTGTGCGTCGTTCGCCTCACGGGTGAGCGACCCGAGACTCGTCCGCACGGAGGCGATCGCCGCCTTCGCGTCGCCACTCGAGCCGGAGATGTTGACGTCTAAGCCTTCAAATGCCATGCGTGTGTGATGATTTAAGTCTCAGCCGCCCGACACGCCGACCATGAGTGCGCTCGTGCGCGGACTATGGTTCGTGTTCATCGGCTGGTGGTTCGGGCTGCTCTGGTTCCTGCTGTGTCTGTTCCTGATGGGCACGATCGTGTTCTTCCCGATCGGCGCGTACGCCGTCACGAAGACCTGGCACGTCATGACGCTCAAGACGTCGCCGACGGTCGTCATCGAGGACGCCCGGAGTGAGCGCGACTGACTCACTGAAACGCATCCTGTCGCGACTGCGAGACGGAGCCGAAGTGATCGGGCCGGTCACGCTGTCGCTGCTGTCGCGCCTCCTGTCGTTGATACGCGTCTGCGTGGTCCGCGAGCGTGAGAAGCCGCTGCTCGCGGCGTGTGAGGTTATCGATCCTCGGCGGCCAGCAGAAGCGATACCCGCGGTCGTGGAGTGAGGCGACGACCTGCGCTTCGTGCGCTATCGGCGGGACCGCTGCCGGCGATTTCCCTCGAGCGGCATCTGCTCTGTCGCCTCCTCGATGACGTCAGAGTTATCCCACGCCTCGCGCATGCCCGCGAACAGCGCCTCGAGTTTCCCGATGCCCATGTCGTCAGCGGCGACGTCTGGCGCCTCGAGGAATCTGCCGACGAGCTCTCGATAGAGGTCGATATCCTCAGCGTCGTCGGAGAGTTCCTGCTCGATCTCGTCGAGTTCGCCGAGCGTCGGTTCGCGCAGTTCGAGCGGGAACGTCTCACCGCGCAGCTCGAAGCTGCCGGCGAGCACGTCGCGGCTCTCGAGCGCTCTCGCAGCGTCGTCGAAAGTGTTGTCAGACATCGTTAGCTGTTGTTGATGAGTTCGATGGCCGGATCGCCGACGGCGCGGAACGTTACCGACGGGATGTAGTTCGTGTCGCCCGCAGACCGCGTGTAGTCGGGCGCGTCGACGATCTCCACGTTGTGCGCGACGATCTGTTTCGGCGCGTTCGCGGGGTCATCGCCGGGCGCGCCGAAGCCGTAGATGAGGTCACCCGAGACGTCCCGGAAGTGCGCCTTGATTTTGCCCGCTGTCTCGAACGGCCCCGCGAGGTCGGCGTCGAACTCGACGGTCCGCTGGCCGACGTCGATGGCCGTCCGCCGGCTCGACTGGACCGGCTCGCGGGAGGAGTCGTGCTCGACGGACAGGTTGAGCGTGTGGAGCCGCGGCGCGACCTCGCTGCCGACCCACGAGGCCGTCGTCCCGAGGAACGTCGTGCCCTCGCCGCTCGGAGCCGTGCCGTGCGACCCACTGCCGAGCGGCGGGATGCCCTCGACGGAGTCGACGCCGTCCGTGTTCGACCCAGTGAGCGGCGATTCGAGCAGTTCTGTGTCGATCGCTCCGGATCCGTCCCCGACGCCAACTTGGATGTCACCGGCGTGCTCGCCGTTGACGAAGATCGCGTCGATGTCGGCGAACGTCTCTGTCGTCACGACTGTGTTCGGGTCCGAGCCCGTCAGCGACAGCGTCTCACTCGTCGACGCACCCTCGCTCTCGATGATGACCTCGTTCATGTCGGTCGGGTCTGTCGACCGGATGACGAGCTCCGTCTCCGAGAGCGGCTGATGGATGATGTGCGGCCGCGCGGTCTCCGCTGGCAGCGTGAGCTCCTGCGGGATCGCCTCCGCAGCGCTCGGGTCGCCGTCGAGCGTCGCGTCGACCGGTCGCGCCCCGAGCACGACGAGGAACTCGCGATAGCCAGCGCCGAGCTTCCCGCCGCCCGACACCTCGCGTCGCGAGACGTGCGTCAGCGATGGATAGTCGCCGCTCGGCAGCTGCATCGGGTAGCCGACCGGGTCCGCGATCGTGTTGTCGCTCGCGAGCGGGAAGTCGTACTGCGCGTACGACACCGACAGCTCGGCCTCCTCGGCGGCCCGATACATCTCGACGAAGTCTCGGCTCCCGAGGCTCTCGGTCGCATCTTTCGCGCCGTCGATGGACGTGCTAACCTCATCTATCTCGGCGCTGTAACGGTTCCACTCCGGGTCAGATGGCGGCACGCCAGCGTCGGTCTCCTCGACCCACTCGTGGCGCATCGCCTGCAGCCCGCTCTCAACGGGCGAGTTCGTGCTCATGGTTATGGTGTTCGCAGGTAGCTGTAGTCGATCTGGCAGTTCGCGATCCGGACCGGCGGCGAGACGTCCGTGTCATCCGGCGCTTCCGGGCCGCGCTGGCTGCCGACCGTCTCGAACGCTGAGGTGCCGCCAGTCGCGTTCGACGCCGCGATGCGCTCCACCTCATCGACGAGTTCGACGACGATCTCCTCGGCGGAGAGCGCCTCGAAGCCGGCGTCGCCGCGATAGCCGCCGGCCTCACTCTCGGCGCGCGCGACGGCGAGGAGCGTTCCCTGCCGCGTCTGGCCGGGGCCATCTGAGGTCATGAAGTCGTACGTCGACTCGCCGGGCGTCGTCTCGCTCGAGTATTGGATGACGAGCGAGGGATAGCCCGCGCCGACGTTCGACAGCGACGTCGCGACCGGGAGAAACGCGTCGGTCCCCGGCGCGGCCGCTGGGTCGTAACCGACGGCGTCGCTCGCGTCCCACGCCGGCAGCAGCAGCTCATCGATGAAGTGCTGTGCCGGGCGGGCGGGCAGTTCGAGTGTCATAGTTGGATGGGCTCCTCAGCGACGGCACGGCCGGCGCTCGCTGGCGCGGTTGAGTCAGAGTCGAAGCCGCTGAACTCGCTCTCACCGGGGAGTTTTGTCGGATCACCGCCGCGCACGGCCACGACCGACGCCCGCAGCGTGCCGGTGTCGATGAGGCCCTTATCGGTGATGATCTCCTTGATGCGTCGCTCGAGTGCGAGCGCGAGTGCGCGGAGTACAGAGTCGATGTCGCCGAGCGCGGCGACGGACGTCCGCGTGTTGTGTGCGATGAATCCCTCAACGCCTTGCGCGCGGATCTCGTTGAGCGCTGGCCGGAAGAACGGCTTCGCGTCCATCTTCGAGGTGCCGAACTCGAGGTAGAGTGCGTATTCGACCGCCGTCCCGACCGTGTACGTCGTGATCGTCTCGATGTCGTCTTCGAGGTCATCCAGCTCCTCGATGGCCGCTTCGATGCCCTCGAGACCGAGGTCGATGTTCATATCTCGGCCACCTCGAGTTCGAGCGTGCCGTTGTGCGGGTCGACGAGGCGCTCCACCTCGAAGCGCGTCTCGTCCGCCGTGTCGACGAGCTCAACCGGCGCTTCCTGTTCGTCCGTGAAGTCCGTCCACGTCTGGCCGGTGTCGTCACGGACGACGACGACAGCGTCCAGTTCAGACGCCGTCCCGCCGCGGTCGCGATCGGCGCGGGCTGCCGGCGAGACGACACGCGCGTCGTACGTCGCCGACGGCTCATCCGGGTATGTCACCGTGAAGCCGTCGCCGGGGTCGTACGACTCTGTGGGCTCGAACACATCGATAGACGTGTTCGCGAGCGCCGAGCTGTGGACGCGACGGAGCGCACTGGCGATGCGGTCGTCAGTCATAGCGAGAGTGTGAAGTCGTCGCTGCTACCGTCCTCGCCGCCGTCCAGCTGTCCGGTCGGGTCGAGCTGGATCGCGGCCTGGCCGTGCGTCGTCGCGCGAAGCCCTTCGCCGGTCTCGCCAGCGAATGAGACGTTACCGCCGCTCTCGCCGGCGCTGTCGACCTGGCGTTCGGGGCCGGCTGCGATGAGATGCGCCGTCAGGCGCTCCACGACGTCGTCTTTCTGCTGCTGTTCAACGTACTCGCCGTCGATGCGCTGCTCAAACATCCGGCGTGCGACGCCGATCTCGCTCTGTAGATCGCCGTCGGACAGCTCTGTGTCCGGCAGCACGCGTCGGACATCGCTCGGGGTCACTGACATGATTGAAAGATACCGGGGTTATGAGTCGAGCCCGTCGCAGTGTGGTCGGTGCTGGTCGAGGCCTTTGAAAAAGCGGCCACACTCCGGACACTGGTCGTGCGGGTCGACGTCGGCGAGCCGTTCGAGCAGCTCGATGATGCGCAGCCGCTGCCGCTCGGCCCGCGCTTCACGAAGCCGGCGGTCGTTCGGCATGATTAGCCGTCGACTTCGACCGCGGCCTCAGGCTTGATCGCCTTGAAGCCCTTTCGCGTGCGGATCTTGAACTTCTGAGTGTCCGTGTCGAAGTCGTCGTCCTCCTCGGTCTCAACCGGCGTGAAGGTCGCCTCGTAGCCGTAGCGGTCGGAGTCGACGAGGATCGCGTTGTGGAGGTTGAGGTCGCCGACGGTGCTGAACATGAAGTCGAGCCCGGCGATGGTGCCGAAGTTGCCCGTCTGAATGGCCTCGTCGGTGAGGTCAGTCCCTCGCTCGGCGAGGTACGTGAGGATGTCCTGCTTCCCGCGCGGACCGACGAACGCCATGTCCGGCGTGGCTTTGTTCTCCTCGAGCGTCGCGACGCCCTCCTGGATGTCGTCGTACGTGAGGTCGTCGTTCGCGTTGTCGCTCACCGGCGAGCCGCTGGCGACGTTGTTCGAGAGCTCCTGGAAGGCCAGCCCGTCGAGGAACTCGGCCATCTCCTGTGCC